TCGGGCGCGGGCGTCGAGGCCGAGATCGACGCCGGCGAGGCGGACGGTTCGGCTTCGGTCACCGGTTCAGGCGTCGAGGCCGAGATCGGCGCCGGCGAGGCGGACGGCTCGGCCTCGGTGTCGGGCGCCGGCATCGCCACTGAGTTCGTCACGGCGACCGGCGAGGCGGACGGTTCGGCCTCGGTCAGCGGTTCAGGCGTCGAGGCCGAGATCGCCACCGGCGAGGCGGACGGCGCGGCGAGAGTCAGCGGCGCCGGCGCCTGGATCTACTCCCCCGACGTTTTTCCGACGCTGCCGGGCATCGGCTGGCCGGTGCATCGCCGGCCGACGTTTCGCACCATCGTCGCGAAACACCCGAACGGCGGCGACGTGCGCACGCCGCTCTGGACCTATCCCTTGTGGGAGTTCGAGCTCACGTTTGAGGGCTTAAGCGCCTCGTTGACGCAGTTCCCGGGTCTCGTGACGTACTCGATGCAAAGTCTGATGGGTTTTTTTCTCTACAAAGGCGGCGCGCAGACCGCGTTCCTCTTCATCGACCCCGACTTCAACGCCGACACGGCGGTCCCGCTCGGGACCGGGGACGGGACGACGACACAATTCCTCTTCCTGCGACGCATGGGGTCGTCGATCGAGCCGGTCTCATGGGTGACCGGGATCCCGACGGTCTACCTGAACGGCGTCGCGCAGCCGGAGTCCGGCTGGGCCTTCGAGCAGCCGAACCTCCTCGTTTTCTCGACCCCGCCCGCGGCCGGCGTCCCCGTCACGGCCGACGTCTCTTATGGCTTCTTGTGCCGCTTCCTCGACGACCAGGCGGACTTCGAGCAGCTGATGTGGAATCTGTGGGAGGCGAAATCGATCAAATTCCGGCAGGTACGCACCACATGAAGACGGCGAGCGTGGCCCTTCAAGGGTTTCTCAACGCGTCGCGGAGCGGCGACCAGGCGTTCTCGATCGCCAATTGCTTCACCATCACGATGGCGAACGGCGCGGTCGAGTATTTCACCGACTGGGACCAGAACATCGTCTGGGGCGGGAACACGTTTCTCGCCAACTCGGTGCTCCTGCAGGGCCTCAAGCTCAAGGTCTCCAGGGGGCTCGAGGTCGACCGGCAGCAGATCACGATCGCCGCGTGGCCGAGCGCGACGATCAACGGCGCGCCGTGGCTGACGGCGATCCTCGACGGGGCGTTCGACGGCGCGTGGTTTCAGCGCGACCGGGTGTTCATGACGCCGGCGCTGCCCGGCGGGATCGACGGCGTGACCATGTTCAAGGGCCGCGTGTCGAGCGTCGACAGGGTCGGGCGAACGAGCGCCCAGATCACCATCGCCTCGCCGCTCGTCGTCCTCGACTACAGCATGCCGAGGAACATTTACTCGCCGACCTGCCTGCACACGCTCTATGACGCGGGCTGCGGCCTCAACGCGGTCGATTTCCAATACAACGGCAATGTCGGCGCCGGCTCGACGTCGACCGTCATTCTGGGCTCGGGCGCGCTCGCGGCCCATGTGCAGGGCTTGTTTTTCTTCGCAACCGGCGTCAACGGCGGCGTCAAGACGACCGTCAAGTCGGTCGTTCCCGGCGTCTCGTGGGAGCTGGTGGTCGCAGCCCCCGAGACCCCGGCGACAGACGACGGTTTCGTGGTCTTTTGGGGCTGCGACCACACGGTCGGGACGTGTTCGAGCAAGTTCAACAATGCGGCGAACTTCCGGGGCTTTCCAAATGTTCCGCCGCCGGAGTTCGCCATATGAGCGTTCGGCAACGCGCCGCCGTCGTCGCGGAGGCCCGCTCGTGGTGCGGGACTCCCTATCATCACCTCGGCGACGTCAAGGGGGCGGGCGTCGATTGCGCCATGCTGATCGTGCGCGTCTACGTCGACCTTAAGCTCGTCCCGCCGTTCGATCCGAGGCCCTATTCGCCGGACTGGCATCTGCATCGCTCGGAGGAACGCTATCTTGGCTTCGTGTTCGAGCGCGCCCGCCGCGTCGCTGAGCCGGGAGAGGGCGACGTCATGGTGATGCGCTACGGGCGCGCCTTCGCGCACGGCGGCATCGTGACCCGGCTCGACCCGCTCACCATCGTCCACGCCTTCCAGCCCTACCGGCTCGTCCTCGAGGAGGCGGTTCTTCGCAACCCCGAGATCGCGCGCCGCGCCCCGGCCGCCGTCTTCGCGAGCTATTGGTGACGCCATGGGCTGGCTGCGCGGCAAGAAGACCGACAAGCCGGACTATACCGGCCTACAGCTGCAGACGGCGGCCGCGTTTCTGCCGATCCCGATCGTGTGGGGGACCAACAAGGTCTCGCACAACGTCATTTTCTACGACAACTTCCAGAGCCACAAGGGCGGCTCGAAGCTCGGCAAGGGCGGCCACGGCGGCGGCGGCAGCAGCTCGTCGGCGCAGCAGGCGACGACCTATACCTGCGACATCGCGCTCGGCATTTGCGAGGGGCCGATCAGCGGCTTCGGCCTCGCCTGGAAGGATCAGGCCGAATACGCCGGGCCGTTCGGCTTGTGGATGTTCGGCTTCAACGGCACGACGCCGCAGCCGGAATGGGGCTATTTCCAGGCGCTCTATCCCGGCCTCCCGCTCAATTTCCCTGGCACTGCGGTTGTCGTCGGCGCCGACGTGCAGCTCGGGGCCGGCGCGGTCCTCGGCAACATCAACTGGGAGATCTTAGGCGTTCTTTCCGGGACCGGCGCGAATGGGATCGACGCCGACCCGGCGCAAGTCATCTACGACTTTTTGACCAACGCCCAATACGGCGCCGGCTTCGACGCGTCGCTGATCGATTCTAACTCGCTCTTCGGCGCGAACGGCGTCTCGCAATATTGCCACGCGATGGGCATTTCGATCTCGCCGGTTCTCATCGATCAGGAGCAGGCCTCATCGACCCTGACCCGCTGGCTGGAGATCATCAACTGCGCGGCGGTGTGGAGCGGAGAGGTCCTGCGCTTCGTCCCCTATGGCGACACGCCGATCGCCCCCGGCCTGGTCAAGACGACCACGACGTCGATGAGCATCCCGCCCGTTCCGGAGATCGGTTTCGGCACGCAGACCTCGACCGGCGACACGTTCACCACGCTCACGCTCAACCCTCCGGGCGGCAACCTCCAGATCGTCAGCATTCAATACGCGACCGCGTATTACGGGGCGTATTTCATCAATCTCGGGTGGCCCCTCTTCCAGGGCTCTTTCGGCGTGGCCGGGAACACGCTCTTCTTCAATCAATACGACGCCGAACAGGCGATCATCATAACTTACACGTACACGACCGCCTACGGCTACACTCCGGACCTGACGCCGGTCTACTCGCTGACCGACGACGATTATATCGACGAGGGCGGCGACGACCAGGACCCGGTCGTCTGCACGCGCGTCGACCCGTTTTCGCTGTCGACGATCATGCGCCTCGAATGCACGTCGCGGATCAACCGCTATTCGCCGGTCACGGTCGAGGCGCGCGATCAGGGTCAGATCGAGCTCTACGGGCCGCGCATCGGCACGTCGATCCAGGCGCGCGAAATCTGCGACGAGCTCAACGTCGGGCCGCTCTGCGCGCAATTGATCCTGCAGCGCCAGCTCTACGTCCGCGCCAATTTCAAGTTCAAGGTCGACTGGACGTTCTGCCTGCTCGACCCGATGGACATGATCGCGATCAGCGACGCGACCCTCGGCCTCGACGACTTCGTCGTGCGCATCGTCTCGATCGAAGAAGACGACAAGGGCTTCTTCGAAATCACGGCCGAGGAGCTGGCCGTCGGCGCCTCCGACACGCCGCTCTATGGGAACGCGACGATCACCACGCCGCCGATCAACCGCGCGGCGTCGGTCGGGGCGGTCAACGCGCCCGTGATCTATGAGCCGCCGTCCGGCTATTCGAGCACGCCGGAAGTGCTGCTCGGCGCGTCGTCTTCGCTCGGCAACGGCAAGGCCGACCCCAATTGGGGCGGGGCGGACGTCTGGGCCTCGCTCGACGGCTCGTCCTACGCTCAGATCGCGTCGATCAACGGCGCCACACCGCAGGGCCATTTGACGGCCTATCTGGCGAGCGCGAGCGGTTGGGACACCACGAACACGCTTTCCGTCGACCTGACGGAGAGCGGGGGAACGCTCACCGGGACGACCCAGGCGGGCGCGCAGGCCGGCGTGACGCTCTGCCTGATCGACAGCGAGCTCATCGGCTACGAGACGGCGACGCTGACCGCGCCGCACAAGTACAATCTGACCGGGCTCGCGCGCGGCCTGTTCGGCACGTTGGCGACGGCGCACGCGACCGGGGCGCCCTTCGCGCGCCTCGACACGACCGGGCCGGTCATCACCTATCCGCTCCCGACGCCATG